CAAAGGATATGTCACAGAATAAACCACAATTTCCGCTTTATATACCTACCAAAGGTAGATCAGATAGTCGTCTAACTGTAAAAGCTCTGGAACAAATGCAAGTTCCATATCGTGTTGTTGTTGAAGAACAAGAATATACTGATTATGCAAAAGTCATTGATAAGAAAAATATTTTAGTCTTAGATAAAGAATACCAAAAAAATTATGATACATGCGATGATCTAGGATTAAGTAAATCAGTCGGACCAGGTGCTGCTAGAAATTTTATATGGGATCATTCTATATCTGAAGGTCATAAATGGCATTGGGTTATGGACGATAATATTAAATGCTTTCGTAGGTGGCATAAAAATAAACGTATCAAGATTTACGATGGTGTTATGTGGCGAATCATGGAAGATTTCTGTTTGCGTTATAAGAATGTTGCTATGGCAGGACCTAATTATACTTTTTTTGTGATTGATAAATGGGGTGATAGATATGGACCATTTACAGTCAATACTAGAATTTATAGTTGTAATTTAATTAGAAATGATGTGCCTTTTCGTTGGCGTGGAAGATATAACGAAGATACAGACTTATCTTTACAGATGTTAAAAGCAGGTTGGTGTACTATTCAATTCAATATTTTCTTACAAGAAAAAGCTAGAACACAAACAATTAAAGGTGGGAATACAGAAGAATTTTATGCAAAAGAGGGAACGATTCCTAAATCTCAAATGCAACAAAAACTGCACCCAGATGTTTCACGTGTCACATGGCGATATGGTCGTTGGCATCATTATGTTAATTACAATAAGTTCAAAAAAGAAAATCATTTAATCCTTCGTGATGATATAGAAATTCCTAAAGGTACGAATGATTACGGATTGACCTTAAAAACATTTGACAATTAAATCTAATTCCCACATAAATTATTAAAACCCACACTCTGGGTATAAGAGGTGAAAAATATGGAAGAAAAAAAAAAGGTTGGAAGACCTAAGATAGAAATAAACGAAGATCAGTTGGAAAAATTATCATCAATTTTATGCACTATGGAAGAAATGGCATCATTTTTTGGGTGTTCAGTAGATACACTAGAACGTAATTTTGCGGATACTATAAAAAAGGGAAAAGATAAGGGCAGAATGTCATTACGAAGACTACAATTTGAAAAAGCACAATCTGGTAATACAACTATGCTTATATGGTTAGGTAAACAGTTGTTAGGTCAAAAAGATAAAATAGAAACATCAGAAAATAACGATCCACTCCCATGGTCTTATGATTAATGGCTAAAGAATTTAAGACTATTCCATTAACATTAAAAGAAGCTAACGAATTTGTTGATTTACACCATAGACATAACAAAAGATGTCAAGGTCATAAATTTTCAATTGGTTGTATTAAAGATGATGAATTAATAGGTGTTATGATTGCAGGAAGACCTCTTGCAAGAAAATTAGACGATAAATTAACTTTAGAAGTATTAAGATTATGTATTAAATCACCTGCACCAAAAAACGCCTGTAGTTTTTTATATAATAAATGTTGGAATATATGGCTACAAATGGGTGGTAAAAAAGTAATAACTTATACTTTAACATCTGAAAGTGGTAGTAGTCTTAAAGGGGCAGGTTGGAAAGTTGAAAATATCACAAAACCATTAAGTAAAAATGCAAAAGGTTGGGAAACAAGAGATAATAGAAAGAAACAAGATATATATTACAAAGAAAAATTTAGGTGGGGAAAGTGCCTCTAACCAAACCTCAACAAACAGTTATTGGAAGTCAAGCTAGGTTTAGAGTCTTAATCAGTGGACGTAGATTTGGTAAAACATTTTTAGCCATTAACGAATTAGCAAGATTTGCACGTTATCCCAAAAAGAAAGTTTGGTATGTAGCTCCTTCGTATCGTATGGCAAAGAATATTGTTTGGAATGATTTAATAGATAGATTATATAAACATCGTTGGGTAGATAAAGTTAATCACGCAGATTTATCAGTGCATTTAAAAAATAGCTCAATCATAAGTCTTAGAGGTGCTGATAATGAACAATCACTTAGAGGGGTAGGTCTAGATTTTTTAGTATTAGATGAATTTGCAGACATTAAAGATACAGCTTGGACGGAAGTTTTACGACCTACTCTTTCAGATAGAGGTGGGCATTGCCTCTTTACAGGAACTCCCAGAGGTTATGGAAATTGGTCTTATAATCTTTTTTTAAAAGCTGAAACAGATAAAGAATGGGATAGTTTTAAATATACTACATTAGAAGGTGGTCAAGTATCTGCCAATGAAATAGAACAAGCTAGATACGATTTAGACGAAAGAACATTTCAACAAGAATACGAAGCATCTTTTGTTAATTATGCAGGTGCCATCTATTATAATTTTGACAGAACAAAGAATATTATTGAAGAATATCAACCTCAATCAAGAACTATTCATATTGGCATGGATTTCAATATAGATCCCATGGTATGTGTCGTATCTGAAATTATTAATGATGTTGTTTACATTTATGATGAGATACAAATATATTCTAGTAATACACAAGAAATGACAGAAGAAATAATAAGCAGATATCAGGGCTATCAAATAACTGTCTATCCAGATCCTGCATCAAGGCAAAGAAAGACGTCTGCAGGTGGCGTGACTGATTTAGCTATTTTAAAGAACGCAGGTTTTAATTTAAAAGTTAGAAATAATCACCCTTTAATACGAGATAGAATTAATTCTGTTAATGCAAAATTGAAAAACGCTAAAGGCAAAAATAGTTTATATATTGCTTCAAAGTGTAAAAATGTTATAAAAAGTTTGGAAAGGCAAATTTATAAAGATGGTACAACAATCCCAGACAAGGATAGTGGATACGACCACTTTAATGATGCTTTAGGATATATGATAGAATATTTATACCCATTACGCAGAGAATTTAAACCTAATAAACCACAGAGGTGGTCATAATGGCTAATTATACAAGAGAATTTTTAACAACAAAACATAAGCATTACCAAGAAAAAATAAGTGATTGGGCTTTCCACTATCGTTCTTATACAGGTGGGCAAGATTATCAAAATGGATTTTTATTAAATCGTTATGTATTAGAAACAGATGAAGAATATATGAAAAGAGCAGAGAATACTGCTATCGATAATCATTGTAAAAACGTAGTACAAATCTATTCATCTTTTCTTTTCCGAGTACCACCTACTAGAAACTATGGATCATTAGATGGTGATCCTGCGGTTAGAAGTTTTACCAAAGATGCAGATCTTGATGGTAGGTCTTTCAATAATGTTGTTAAAGAAATGCAAATCAACGCATCTATGTATGGAACTTGTTGGGCAATCATAGACAAGCCCAGAATTATAACCAAAACTAGAGCAGAAGAACTACAACAAGATATCCGACCATACATCAGCTTATACACTCCAGAAAATGTTATAAATTGGAATTATGAAAGATTAGCTAATGGAAGATTTTATTTAACATCATTAACTCTTGTCGAAGAAGCAACTGAAGATTATGCAACTATTAAAGTTTGGTCATTAGAAGATATAAGCACATTTGTTGTTGAAGATTTTAACAAACCTTATGCAGAAGGTAAGGTAAAGTTAATTGATGAGATTCCCAATGTATTAGGTGAGATTCCTGCGGTAGTTTTATATAATCAAAAATCACAACGTAGAAGTATTGGTATATCTGATCTTAATGATGTAGCAGAATTACAGAAATCTATTTACAACGATTACTCTGAGATAGAGCAATTAATTAGATTGTCTAATCACCCTAGTCTAGTAAAGACGCCTAATGTAGAAGCAAGTGCAGGTGCAGGTTCTATAATTGAAATGCCAGAAGATTTAGATGCAAGTTTAAAACCTTATATTATTCAACCTAGTTCACAATCATTAGATGCAATTATGAATACGATACAAATGAAAATAGATGCTATTAATCGTATTACCCACATGGGAGCAGTAAGAAATACAAAATCTCAAATATCAAGTGGAGTTGCATTACGAACTGAATTTGAATTATTAAACGCAAGATTGGCAGAAAAAGCAGATTACCTACAAAACACAGAAGAACAGATCTGGTCATTATTTGCTAAATGGCAAAATAAGGTATTTGATGGTGAAATTATTTATCCAGAAACATTTGATATCAGAGATTATTCTAGCGATCTTGAATATTTACAAAAAGCAAAAGCAAGTGGTGTTAAATCAAATACATTCCTTAAAGAAATTGATAAACAAATTGCAAGAGCAGTTGTTGATGATGATGAACAAATTAAAACTATTGACAACGAAATTGAAAGTAGTGCAGTTGCTATCGGACAGTTTGATACCCCACAAATAGAAGGTGAAGAAGTTGCCGAAGAGTAAAACAGTATCCAAAGATAAAAAAAGTAAACTACCTAAAAAGTATTTATCTGGTTTAAAAGGTGCTAAAAGAAAAAAAAGATCATCATTGTTAGATAGAATATCTAAACTATATAAAGCAGGTAAGCGTATTCCATTAAGATTATTAAAGCAAAGGACTAAAATATAATGGCAGTTAAACGTAAACCATTATCAGCTTCTACAGTTGCAAATTTAAAAGCTAAAGCTAAGAAATCTAAATTATTTACCTTTAGTGATTTAAAATCCTCTTATCGTAGAGGTCAAGGTGCGTTTCTTTCTAGTGGATCTAGACCAAGAATCGGAATGGCGCAATGGTCAATGGCACGAGTAAATAAACTCATCAGCAGAGGTAGATCATCTACATTTGATAAGGATATTGTTAAACGTGCAGTCAAGCGTAAAAGTAAGTAAACAAGAGTTCTATAATTGGACTTTAGAACAACACCAAAATAAAAAATGTTTTTGTGGTAAATTTGCCTGTATAGGTTTTAATTATAGATATGGTATGTTAGAACTATTATGTTTTAAACATTACGAAGAAAGGAAAAAGCAATGCCCCAAGGAAAAGGTACCTACGGAAGTAAAGTCGGAAGACCAAAAAAATCAACCAAATCTGCTATGAAAAAGAAGAAGAAAAAGAAATAATGGCACAATATAGAGGAAGATCAGTTAAATTAAATAAGCCTTATAGATTAAGCACTAAAGAAAGTAAGAATAAAAAATTTGGTGTTTATGTTAAGGATAAATCCTCTGGTAATGTCAAGAAAGTCACATTTGGTGCTAGGGGTATGTCTATCAAGAAGAATATCCCTGCACGACAAAAATCATTTCTGGCTAGAATGGGTGGTGTTTTAAAAGAAGTAAAAGGTCAAAAGACATTATCACCTGCTTATTGGTCAATTAGAGCTTGGAAAAAAAATTTTCCTTTGTAATGAATGTCCAAACAAAAAACTATAAATCGTTTAATTGATACACACGAAGAAAGAATCATTGGAGTATTAAAAACACTAGAAGATAGAATAAGGTCAGATTTGACCTCTAAGACTCAAGGTGGTAGCACATTCAATACACAATTCGCTATAGCCTATAGACCAAATATAAAAACTTTAATTCAAGGAATTTATCTCAAAGAAGCTGATGCAATCATTAATGAATATGATGAAATCGTAAAAGAATATCAAAAAGTTATTAAAAGATTACCTATAGCAAGTAAATTTAAGTTATTACAAAA